AACTAGATCTATAATTATTCCAACAATTAATGAGCTGACTGTTATAACACGTGGGGCTGCAACTGCTCAAACGTATGAAACTCCTGAAGAAGGAAATTCTGATGCATATAGAGCACGTCAGTTAGAAAAAGGCAACTTACCTAGTGACGAAATTGATACAGGTACTACATCTGGTACAGTGACAGCACCATCTAATCAAGTACAGCCTACAGGTGCTAATTGTAATTTAATTTATGGTATGGATAAATTTAGTCCTTCTTTAGTCTTGTCAAAACACTTTACATTAGGACGTTTGACAAGCGGTGGAACTAGAATGCCAGTTTCGCAGTTTGGGTTGTCACCACAAGAGATCGTATGTAACTTAAAAGGATTAGCTGAAAACTGTTTGGAACCAATCATTGAATTATATCCAAATATGATTATCACTAACGCTTTCCGTCGCCCAGGAGATGTTTCTGGATCTTCAAAAACATCACAACATTATCTAGGACAGGCAGCTGATATTGTTCTTCCTGGTTTTAGTAGAACAGAAGTTTATGAAAAAATACAAGAAATCCAACAGTTGATTCCTTATGACCAATTACTGTTAGAATATTCTGGAAGTAGAACAGTTTGGATTCACGTTTCATTTAAATACACTGGAAATAGAAAAGTAGCGTTTACGATGAGAGATCACAAGCGTATATCTAATCCAGGTTCTTACACATTAATTGCATAAAGATAAATAAGTAATGGCAAGAAATACACGAACATTCTCAGATTTAGACCTCAATTTCACTGCACATCCAGTGACAGGAGATATAACAAGAAAATATGATGAAGAGGCTATTAAGCAATCAGTTCGTAACTTAATTTTAACTCAAAATTATGAAAGACCTTTCCACAGCGAAATAGGTTCGCAGGTTCGAGCAGTATTATTCGAGCCAGCTAGTCCAATGACTACTGTTATGTTACAAAGGTCGATTGAAGATGTTATTAACAATTTCGAACCAAGAGTTGTGTTAGATCTCGTAGAGGTTTCTGCGAATTTGGATGACAACTCTTACTACATAAAGATTTATTTCCGTATCATCAATACAGAAACTCCAATTGATGTTGATGTTATTCTCAAGAGAACACGATAATGGCAAATAGAAGAATTACTACCGCAGAACTTGATTTCGACGCAATCAAGTCTAACTTAAAAACATATTTACAAGGTCAATCAGAATTTGCTGACTATGACTTTGAAGGTGCTGGACTTTCTGTTCTTTTAGATATACTTGCGTACAATACACACTATAATGCTCTTTACACCAACCTAGCTGTAAATGAGATGTTCCTTGATTCAGCATCAAAAAGGGAAAGTGTCGTATCAATCGCAAAAACATTAGGATATAGACCAAGATCGGCAGTTGCACCTACCGCAATAATTGATGTTCGAGTGACATCCCCATCTTCGACTCCAACATCGCTAAATCTTCCAAAGTATACACCATTTTCTTCAACTATTTCTGGAACAACATATAATTTTTATACCACTCAAGAATATACTACATCTTTGAATGGTTCTGAGTATTTGTTCGAAGATGTTGAGATAAAGGAAGGTACGTATTTACAATTCCGTTATACCAAAGCATCAGGCACAAGATTTATTATACCAAACGCTGGATGTGACTTGTCAACATTAACTGTTCAAGTTCAAGAATCTTCTTCAACAGGTACTTATGACACTTATGTTGAGGGTACAAATTTATTAGCATTAAATTCTACAAGCAAAGTTTATTTCGTAAAAGAAATTGAAAATGAATTGTATGAGGTTATCTTTGGAGATGGAACTATAGGTGCTGCATTATCAAATGGTAATGTTGTTACATTAAATTATTTGGTCACAAACAAAGACGCAGCAAACTTTGCTAGTTTATTCACATATGGTGGAGATTCATTAGTTGGTGGAACTGTTGTTACCACAACCTCAACCCCTGCTTATGGTGGATCTGAAATTGAAGATATTGAGAGCATTCGTTATAATGCTCCACGTCATTTCTCGACGCAAAATCGTGGTGTTACAGTCGAAGATTACAAATCACTGATAACTGAATCTGTATCTAACATTGAAGCGGTTAGTGTTTGGGGTGGTGAAGATAATTATCCACCAGTTTATGGTAAAGTATTTATCTCTATCAAACCAAATGATGCAACTACATTAACTGCAAATCAAAAAACTCAAATTATCAATGAAGTGTTAAAACCAAGAAATGTTGTTTCAATCACTCCTGAGATTGTAGACCCAGAGTACATTCACGTTGCTGTGACAACATCTGTTTATTATAATCCAAGATTGACAAACAGAAATGCTAACGACATTAAATCTATTGTAGAATCTACAATTTCCAACTATAATACCACAGATTTAGAAAAATTTGATAGCATTTTTAGATTCTCGAAACTGTCAAGATTAATTGACGCAGCAGAGCCATCAATTGTAAGTAACATCACAAAAATATCTTTACACAAACCTATCACTCCTGTGTATAATACCAATGCTGAATATTCATTCACTCTGGTGAATCCAATTTATAATGCTGGCGAAGGTGTCGCTGAAGATGCTGTAACAACTACTCCATTTTATATTGATGGAGACGCAGAGAATGAATATTACTTAGATGACGATGGTAATGGAAACCTTCGTTTATTTTACTATGTTTCTTCTAATGTAAAAAACTATGTAAATAATACATTTGGAACCGTAAACTATTCAACAGGAACTGTTGTTGTGCCAAGTTTAAATATCACATCACTTGGAGTCGGTTTTACTGAATTTAAATTTTTCATTAAGCCAGAATCATATGATGTGGTTTCTGCTAGAAATCAAATTGCAGTTATTTTAGATGATGAAGTAAATGTAACTGTTATTACTGATACAGTTTCATTAGGAAATCTTGCTGGTGGTACTAGCTATACATTCACTTCAAGTAGATCATAATAATGGCAATTAAACCTTATATTTCTTCAGTAGTAGCTAAACAACTCCCAGAGTTTGTTAGAAGCGACTATCAAACTTTTGTAACATTTTTAGAAGCATATTACGAATGGCTTGATACAAACTATACACAAAGAAATTTAAAAGAATTACGAGATATTGATGAAACTCTTGATGGATATATTCAATATATCAAAAATGAATTAAACATTTTAATTGACACTAAGTTCCCAAACTATGTAAATTTAAAAGAGAGGGAATATTTAAAATATGTAAAATTTCTTTATGCTTCTAAAGGTTCAGAAGCAGCATACAAACTTTTGTTTAGAGTATTGTATGGAAAAGAAATTGATATTTTTTATCCAAGCAGTGTCATGCTTCGTGCATCAGATGGAAAATGGCAGCAAGATATTTCTTTCTTTGTCGATGTCACTGATGGCGATGCTAATGATATTGTTGGCAAAGAAGTTACGATTGTAAACGGAACTGAAATAACAGTTTTCGTTGAGCGTGTCGTTTGGGTTGTTGATAATATATACGAAGTTTTTGTTCAGCGTTTTTACGGTCAAGTTCATGTTGGTAATACAATTACATATTCTACAACTTTTTCTGGTACGATTACTGGAACTACAACTGAATACGAAATCTTAAATGCTGGCGAAGATTTTTATACTGGACAAATTATCAACATTGATTCTGCTGAAGGTAGCGGAACACGCATTAAGATTAGTAGAGTTGGTGATAACGGAGAAATCGAACGAATTCAAATAGTTAGTTTTGGTACTGGATATGAAACAGATTTCGTTGTAACAATATCTCCAACTATTGGAGCATTCACAGATCCTTCTCCAATTTCTGTATCGTTAAACTCTGTTGAACAGTTTAATGTTCCAAGTAATACATACACAGAAGGGTTTTCTGAATCAGGATATATTACAAAACCAGATTACTGGTCATTAGATTACGCTGATGGTACATACGCAGGTACTGTATTATCAAACTTCACTAGCTCCTTTGTTCCTGGTCAAGATACAACCAAAGCAGCTTCAATTAAATTCTTTGTTGGCGCTCAAGCAAATTATCCTGGATACTATTCTAAAAATGATGGGTTTATTTCAGATTCTATTTTCATCCAGGATAGCAGATACTATCAAGCATATTCCTATGAGATAAGAATTGATGAATTGCTTGAAGATTATAAAGATGCAGTTAAAGCGTTTATACATGCTTCTGGAACTGCATTATTTGCGGAATATCAAATTAATAACATTTTTGATTTAAGTTCTGAACTCACACCAACAGAATTACAACTTCGTTTGTATTTGAGCGACAGCGTTTCAGTTACTGAATCTTTAGTTAAATCTATTTCAAAACCGACTAGTGATACTCAAACCATCACAGACTTAGGAACTGTATTTTCTATGACCAAACCATTGACAGATTCCCAATCTGTTATTGATTCTGGTGTAATTAAAGATATTAGTAGAGTTTCTTCAGATATACAAATTATTACTGATAACGGAACACAAAAGAGTTTTGACAAAGTTTTATCAGACTCACAAATTGTTGTAGAAACAATAACAGCTAAAGATTTCACTTTCGATACATTCACAGATTCTGTCGTTGAATCTGATCTGCTGACATATGACCTAAATAAAGAAAGCGGTGTAACTGATGCCGTATCAGAAAGCGATTCTGGATCTGTATTTTTAAACCCATACACAGAAGGGTTTTATTTTGCAGAAGATTACGCATTAAACGATGCCTCAGTGGCAACATTTTAACTAGGAGAAATATTAAATGAAAATCGAATCAAATGTTAAGGCTACTGGATCATTAAAGATTCAGGTTATTGATAGCCAAGGCAATTTAAAAGAAGAAAGAAATATTGACAACCTCGTTGTTACAACAGGTAAAAACTATATCGCCTCAAGAATGGTTGGAACTGCTTCAACTGTTATGTCGCATATGGCTGTTGGTACAGACGACACATCACCAGCTGCTGGTGACACTGCTCTGATTGCTGAAGCAGGTCGCGTTGCATTATCATCTTTCACTGCATCTACCAATAGCGTTACTGCTACTGCTACTTTTCCAGCAGGCACAGGTACTGGCGCTTTAGTTGAAGCTGGCATTTTAAATGCTTCTTCTGGCGGAACAATGCTTTGTCGTACCACATTCTCAGTTGTTAACAAAGCTGCAGGCGACTCAGTTGCCATTACTTGGACAATTACAGTAAGCTAAAAATATGCCAACTAGTGCTATCATTAAGTCAAAACTTCGCACAGCTATTGCGCAAAGTTTAATTGACGATATACAGACAAAAAGTTCAAGATACTACTATTTCTTGGGTAAAACTCTTGAATGGAATCCAATCGCAGAAACAGATTCTACTCAGTACCCAGCAGATACATATAAGTATGAACTTGATACTAGAAATACAAGTATCACATTCAAACAAATTTTACCTACAGACGTTTCTTTTGTTGTAGATAGAATTGATTGGGTTAGTGGAACTGTATATGATCAATATGATGATAATTATCAGGATACAACTCTTATTGGTTCTGGATTAATCACAACGACTACTAGTAGCACTACTGTAACTGGTGTTGATACTTTCTTCACCTCTGAAGTTTCTGTTGGAGATATACTTTATACAACTTCTGACGTAGAACTTGGTACAGTAGAAAGTATTGAAAGTAATACATCATTAACATTAGTTGCAAATTCATTAGCAGCTGCAACAAGTTCATTTTTTAATTATAGACATAGACGTCTTTCTTCTACTGGCGCTTCTTCAATAGAAACTGCTCATTTTTATGTTGTAACTGATACATACAACGTATATAAGTGTTTGTCAAATAATTATGGGGCAGCTTCCACAGTAAAGCCAACTGGAACTTCTACTGGTGTTATCAGTACAGGAGACGGATATCTTTGGAAGTTTATGTATAACTTACCAGCATCTCTACGTAATAAGTTTTTAACTCCAGCATATATGCCTGTCGCAAACTCTTTACGTAATGCATTTTATTCTGCAGGAGAAATTGAATCAGTAAATATCGATAGCGGAGGTTCTGGATATTCTGCCTCCCCAACAATCACAGTTACTGGTGATGGATTTCTTTCTCATAATCCATATATTATTAGTGGTATAACTATCGTTGATGCAGGATATGGTTATGGTTCTGCTCCAACTATTACTGTTTCTGATCCAACAGTTATTTCTGGCGACGAAGAAACTTCAGAATGGTCTTGTTCTATTGATGGTAATGGTTCTGTTGTTTCCCCAGTGATTGATGTTGAGGGATATGGTTACGAGGCAGAACCAACAGTTACAATTGAAGAACCATTTACAGCTACGACGTGGGAAGAACTTACTGCATATACACTTGGTCAGTATGTCAAATATGATGGTAATTATTACGAAGTAACAACAGCTGGAACTACTGCTACTACACCACCAACACATACTTCTGGTGCAGTAACAGATGGGGATGCTGAGTTAACATATGTAGGAACTATTGCTGTATTAGAAGCAGTTTTAACTAAAACAGAAGCCTTATTAACACCTGTTGTTTCTGGTGGCTCTATTATCGATGTTGTTATTGATGATGCTGGCGTTGGATATACATATGCAAACTTAACTGTAACAGATTCTACTGGATCTGGCGCATCATTAACTGTAAATTTTTCAACTGGAGATGTTAATACTTTGCAGTCATCTGTTGAACTCCTAGCAATAAATGGCGCATTGTATAATATTGTAGTTGAGGAAGGTGGTTCAAACTATTCAGGAACACCAACTGTAGCAATTGTTGGCGACGGCACAGGTGCTACTGCAACAGCTACACTAGATGTATCAGGTGCGGTCGAGAAAATTACTATAACAAATCCAGGTTCTGGATATACTCAAGCGACAGTTACAGTGACAGGTGGTGGCACTGGCTGCGTTGCTAGAGCAATAATTGGTCCAAAAGGTGGACACGGTAAAAATGCTATTGAAGAATTATTTTCTAGATCATTGATGTTTTATACTACTATTTCTACAGAAAAGAATCAGGGATTTACACTAAACAATGACTATCGTCAAATTGCTATTATCAAAAATCCAACATCATATGGTTCTACTGTTAGATACGGAAATACGTTGGGATCTAGTTGTTTTGCTGTAACTGCGTCAATTAATACTTCAAACTTCACGGAAGATATGCTTGTTAATGTGTCTGGCGAAGATAAAGAATATCGTATTATTGCTGTTACAACTACAGGTGCATTGCTATTATCATTGAATAATGATACACCGCAAGCAGGTGATGTGTTTATTAACGAAAATGAAGACACATTTACCGTGACTGCGGTAACTAACCCAACAGTGGATAAATATTCTGGTCAATTACTATACATTGACAATAAAGGTGCGTTTACACCAACATCTGAACAAACAGTAACTGCCAGAACAGTTATTGTGTTCTAACGAATAAATATAAAGTAAAAATTACTTTTAGAAGAGCGAGATCAAATGGCACTGAATTTTAACGCTGAACCATATTTTGACGACTACGATGAAGACAAAAAGTTTTATCGTATTTTGTTTCGTCCAGGTTACGCTGTCCAGGCAAGAGAATTAACTCAATTACAAACAATCCTTCAAAATCAGATTACTCGTTTTGGTAATCATGTATTTAAAGAAGGTTCGATGGTTATCCCAGGTCAAATTTCAATTGACACTTATATTGGATATGTGAAACTTGCTCC